AGGTGGGAACTAAATTAAGGCTTATAGGATCGCTTGGTAAGGCTGTGTTAGCCGGATGCTTACGTATCAGCATATTGATTATTGAGTCGATAAAACCCGAATGTTTATTAATCTTGGCTATTACTTTATTACTTTGCTCCTTATGATTTCCTTCATGATCAAGGTCGAAGAGAGAAATAAAATTATCAGCTCCAATGGCACTTTTTAATTGATCTTCAATTTCACTAGTTTTCAGTTCCCACCATTCTTGCCAATATTTAGCGCCTGCTGCTACCCCAATTTGATGCCACGAAATAAATATTCCAGCGAAACAAATTACAAATTCAACAAAGGGTTTGCTAGCTTGATTACTAAAAACCGCAGCAAGTAATACACCTTGAAATAACATAAAAAAATTATTTCTATTAATTAGCTGATGGATTTCAAAATTTCTTGTATCAATTGCTAGTTTGTATACAGCTTTGAGTTCGGAATATTTCTCATTAGTTTCTTTTTTATCTTCAGTCATAATAACTAAACTCTTAATTAACTAAATAAATCATATAGATAATTTTAAATATTACACTAAATCAAGATATCCTCATAATTAGGCAATGCCGTGCAACGACATCGGATAGGCTGACCGGGATGTCCACCGTCTGGCGGTGAATCCCATCTAAATGTCTTGCCCTGTTTATGTTGATGATCTGGCCTTACACGCTCATCTTTCGCCGTTTGCCATGTGTATGTCTCGACACCCATCGAAAGCTGTCTAGCACGGTTAATTTGGCCGTTAATCTTGCCCATCTGGTCACTAGCAATAAGACGTGCACGATAATCAGTAGATAACCCTAATTGCTTAATAGCTTTGGCCAACTCTTCATTGGTTTGTCCAGTCTGCAAAGCATTAGTAATTAGTACCTCAAGCTTATCGGCGTATTGCTGCGGAATAGACTTAATCAAACTGACATTAACCGTAATGTTTAGATCTACCTCATCCTGAATATCAGCAGCTCGATAGAATGGCGTAAGATCCACACCAATAATTGTTTTGGTGTGCTCTGCAATTTGCTTGTCCACTTCCTTTTGGGTGTCAGTCACAACCTTTGTGGCCAACGGTCGAGAAATCTCAACAACATACTTTGTGAGCTTTTCCCTAAAGGCCGTCATCATGTCCGAGAACCATGCATCTCCGATGTTCTGGCCTACTGTAGGAATAACTAATTCCTTAGTTTGTTCCTGACAATATTTTGAGATAGCCAGTAATTGCCGTGTGTAATAAAGCTCTACACGGCGGTTTACGTGCACGGCTCTCGGCTTAGAAGCTTTACGACCTTTTTTACGTTTCTTCGCCTGCTGGAGGTGGGGTTTCAGGATCTGAATTATCGTTGTCATTAAGCTTCACCATTGTCTCAAGCTCTTTGATATGTTTTTCATCAATCACTGAATAAACACCATCAATAACAAGCTGTTTTGCTATCTGTGGCTCTGTGATGATGCCCATTTCTAAATACTTGGAATCCCGTTCAGCGTTAGCTTTCTCAACTTCAGAGCGGACCTTAGCGTCTAATTGCCATAGAGGATTGAACACAACATCTAAGCTTGGAATCTGACGACCAAATGTGGCTTGAACAATTACTCTTAAAAGCTTCATCATGAATGGCTTTAAGGACCATATTTGCTTAGTTGCGATACTGTCGTAATAGTTCCGTGTGTCGTGCTCACCAGTTGCGTTCATGCCTGCAGGTGATTGCCCAAATAAAATCGTATATGGCATATCAGCTGCACCAGCAGTTTGAATCGAATACTCACGCATGAGGTCAGGCAGACCGCCAAAGCTATAAGATTTAGAGTCATACTCCTCCTCTTTATCCAAGACGATCATGCCATTCAAGCCCTTAAGCAATCCGACACTAAGAAAACGTTCAGCTACGGATTTCATATCCTCTTTGATCTTATCGACCAAGTTAGGTGTTCTAATCACGTCAATTTTTGATTCATGGACCAGACTAGCAGTGGCTTTCTTTACGGCAGCATGATCAAGTAGATCCTCATAAACTTCCTGTAAGACACTTACAGGCTCTTCATTGACCACATCTGCATGACCAAATTTAATTAAGCGGGTGTGGTGGATCCGTTGGTTAGATTTACCATCAAGCTTTAGCTTGTAAAATTCAGGCTGCTTTAAAACGCCACCTGCCTCCTTAGGCGATAAATATTTACTGGTATCAGCTTCAATGTGCTTTTTCTTAAGCACCGTGAAAAACTCTAAACGACCAATACCTAACTTGTTTAAATCAAACGGTTGATCTAAGTTGCCGCCGTCCACTGTTCCTAGAAGCACATAGCAAACACCATATAAGCGAGAAAGTACTAAACTAGATAAGAGCACCCCATCTAAGTTAAATGCCTTACACGCCTCTTTAAGCTTCAATAAATCGTTGTCTTGTATCCCTTCATAGAACCAACCAGCTCGGAGCATGTCACTTGCTGGACGGTTTACGATGCGCTTAGCCAACCAGTGTTGATACACGGCTTCTAATTGCTCATCAGGAATTACTTTCTTAACGAAAGAACCGTGTGAAGCTTTGTCACGTTCGGTACCAATATTTGAGACAAAGTTTGTATACGCCCCTGCATCGCCAATTGCATCGGGCTTTTTAGTTTCAGCCATAATTTCCTCTAATCAAATACAGTTGGCTTTTTGGCTAATGAATCATTAATTGCATCAATGGTCGGGTCCCACTGGTCGTCATGATCATGTGACCAATCAGCAGTAAGGCCTTCAATCTCTTCAATGTAATTCAATAGCCACGGTGCATTAGCTGGCAACCAAACACGGCGTTCTTCAACATAAAGAATGACATCCATAGTCCTTGATAGCTTGTCAGTACTTCGCTGAATCGCACGTATTGGTAAAGTGGTCTGCTTAGATATGGACTGAATTAAACCGGTACCACTCGCCTTATCCTCTACAGCCATATAACGAAGCTTGCCGATCTTTGTGTTACTGTCCTTATGTTTATTGATAAAAGCTTTTGCTTCTTTCAATAGCTCGGGTGCTTCCCATTTGCCACGCTTCACGTCAATGATATAAAGGTTATTGTCATAGCCAAGTCCTGCACATAAGAACACTGAAAAGTCATTATGCTCTTTAGTCTTCTGAGCCGTGTCGGCCCATATTGCACGCCATTTAAGAACAGGTAGCTCTAGATAACGTGGGAACCATTCAGCCTTAACCAGATCACCACCCAGCTTTTTAGGGTTTTGCATGTATTGGCTTGCAAATGTGTAGCGTGACACTGTGGCGCCGTCTTTATCTTCCCCGCCATTCTCCAGCTGCAGCAATGAAAGTAAAGATTCTTTTAACGGCCAGTAGCTTTGACGGCCTTTGGCATCACGCTCAACATTACGTGGAATTTTGCGCTGTATGTGCTCTGGTAGCTTACTGATGTACTCATCATCAATAAGTGCGGGAATACTGATTTGTTCCCACTCACCAGGTACATTACCTGTCATCACAAAGTTAGTCGGATCTTCAACGTGCAAACGCTGCATGATCAGAATAATTGGCGTATCAGATTTAGCTTTACGCGAGTTGACCGTATTTAGGATCTTACGGTTAGCTTTACGTCTAGCGGTCTGGCTAAATGCATCCTCAGGCTTTAATGGGTCATCAAGAATAATGGCACCGGTAAAGCCCTCATTAGCTAATGTACCAGCACGGCGACCCGTGACCTGCCCACCCATTGATGCAGAATAAACATGACCAGCATCGTAACCATCTACTGTTGTTTTCCAGCTAGACTTAGCATCCGTACTGGTAGAAATCTTTACTGGCCATAAACTCTGAAAGTCTTCTGACTTAACAATGTTCCTTGCTGTTGCAGATACATCCTCTACAAGTGATTGCGAGAAAGACAAATACAAAAAGCGCGAACGAGGATTACGAGCTATACCACGGGCAATAAGATTTGTGAGTAGTTCAGTCTTACCGCTTCCGGGTGGAACGTTAATAACTAGGTTTTTAACCTTGCCAGCTATAACCTCATCAATCTTGTCGGCAATATATTCATGATGCCAATTGACCGAAAACTTAAAACCCATGCGAGGCAAGAAAAATGCTCGTGTGAAAAATAAATGTTCTTTCTCACATTTGATCCGCTTAGCTTTGGTTTTAACAGGATCAATATTCGTTCTCGAGTTCATCTATCGCCTGCCTTACCTGCTCATCGGTAGCAGTCACATAGGTAATATTTTCGCTTTGTAATGGACCACCACCAGCGCCTGTAATTTCAGTCTTATTCGTGTACTTGCCGCCTATGTCCTCAGCAGCTTGCTTAAGAATGCTTAAAGCTGCTACACGGTTTCTACTGTGCTTTTGATATTGGCTTTCATATCGCTGTAAACGCACCGCTAAGTTTGCAATTGGGATTGCCTCAGGCTTACCCAAAAACATTTCGCGAGTCTTTTCAAAATCTTTTCTTAATTCTTCACTCAGGTTCTCGCCTGCCCGTTTTGTCGGATCGTATTTCTCACACTGCTGTTTAGTAACTTTTATCCCGTATTCTTGGTTGACGAGCTCAGCAGTTTCTGTGGGTGTATTAAATACGGCAAGTGAGCGAACTATAAAGAGTTTTACCTCTTTTTTTAGAGCCGCCATATCCTCAATCCTGTCAACCTACGTCAACCTAAATAGCCAAAAAAAAGAGCCTCAAGGCTCAGGTAATTACGCAGTTTCCACAACATTTCGAAATATCTAAATCAGAAACAAACGGCGGGTTTTTAGCGACTTCAATAAGCCGCTTAACGTTTTCATTTGCACCCCAGCGTTTAACAACACCGATAAACTCTTCCACATCGTGACCAGCTAAATAGTGCTTTGGTAATCCAGTATGATCACTGTAAATAATCTCACCGTCCGAGTCTCGTTCTACACCAATGTGATAAAGCTCATGTTCAAGCAAAGCACAGAACTCGCTATCGTTTGCCTTTTCACAAAAGCTTGCATCGATTGTGATTAAGTAAACTGGAACGAATCCGAACCAGTCGCGCATTTGCTGCTCTTGTCGGGCTTTCTTCCAGCCGCCTTGTTGAAACATAACCTTTTCACATTGGCCAAGCACCATACGCTTAGCTCTGGTATAAGCAGAAGAAGCCCATGCAAAAGCCAAGAAACCCTCATTGTCATGAAGCATCTCAGCGA